AACCGGCCGTCGATGTCGACGGTGGCCAATGCGGGCGGCCCTTCTGCCTCGAGCACTTTCTTCAGCGCGGAGAGGGCGTCGTTGCTTTCCTCCCACCACCAGCGGATCATGGTGGCGCCCTGGTCGAGGTCACGGTCGAGCTCCGGCCAGCCGGCGGCGTCGAGGATGAGCCCGATCGCTTCCCCGGTCTGGATGGAGAAGTGCAGGTCGGTGGAGATCTTGACCTCGTTGAGCCGGGCGAGCACGTCGACGGCGGTGAACGACACGGCCCGGACCATTGGGTCCGGAACGAGGTCGTAGTCGTCGAGGAACCCGCGGTAGAGGCCGTGGTCGACGGAGGCGAGACTGGCCCGGATGCGTACTGGGCGTCCGGGGCGCAGGTTCCCGATCAGCGGCGACGACCCGTTCTCCGGGGAGTAGTCGCCGGAGCGGTTGTCCACCTCGAACGACGCCTGACCGGGGGCGATCGGTGACAGGGCGCGCGCCTGGTCACGCCCGTACTGGATCGACAGCGGGGTTCGGCCGAGGGTGCGGGAGGTGACGTTCTCGCCAGTGCCGTCGAAGTCGCCGTCGTTGTCCCAGTCGATGCGGATGTCGTAACTGGCGTTGCTCACGGCACGCGACCCTTGCGTTGGGCGCTGCTGTAGGCACCGACGAGCCAGTTTTCGAGCTCGAACTGGGAGCCGATAACACCCCGATTGACAAGGGTGACGTTCGCCCCGCCGCCGCCGACGCTGCCGCCCCGGTTGATGTGCTCCAGCACGCCCCGGTTGCGGGCGGTGTCCGCGGCGTTGACGACGAACTCACCGGCCGACACCGCCGCCAGGTTCAGGTCCGATCGCGGCCCGCCGATACCCCGGATGAGGCCACCCCCCGGATAGCCGGGAATGATGCCGCCGTCGGCGCGGGTGATGCCAGTGCCCACCGTTGCGCCGGACACCGTCGACACGTAGGAGATGCGCACCGTCTTCCCAGACGGCAACCGCAGGATCGCGCGGTGCAGGTCCTCGATGTACCGGGTCGCCGCACCGGCCCCGGATACGGACACCCGCGTGTTCCTGCTCGCGGGGATCGCCAGGATCGAGTCGGCGTACGCCTCGGCCTCTGCCTCCGTCTTGCCGAACCGCACCCCTGCGGCTATCAGCGCACTGCGCATCGTCGCTGACTTGGCCGTGACCTCGGCCTCCGACGCCCCCGTCTCCCGCATCTGCTTGATGACCCCGAGCGCCGAACGGGCGATACCGTCCAGCGACCTTTGGTTCGCCCGCCCAGACTCGCTGGTGATGTCCAGGTTCTCGCCGTGCTCCTTCACCGACTCAGCCGCATCGTCGACGGCCTGTTCGTAGCCGATGTTCGCATCGGACAGCCCCAGGATCGCGTTCGCCGTGTCCAGGTATGCCTGCTGCAACCCGGCAAGCTCCTCGGCCTGCATCTGGATCGCCGTCGTGCCTCTGGCGGTCTGCTCCGCGTAGGCGGCGGCCTGGCCGGTCAGTCGGTCCGTCTCCACCGCGAGGCGGGATTGTTCATCCCGCGTCCGCTCCAGCCAGCCCGCGAAACCGGTAAGCGGCTCCTCGTTGCGGCCGATCATGTCCGGCAGGTCGATGCCGATGCTCTGCAGCGCCCCATCGATGACCTCATCGGCGGACTCGAACGCATCACCGATGACGCTGCCGATGTTCGACCAGGAGATGCCGGCGTCCCGCGTGGCTTCATCTGTCTTGGCGTTCCACTCGCTGATCGACTCGATCTGGTCCTCGAGAACCTGCGACAACTTCCGCAGCGGCCCGTCCGCGGCCCGGCCGATCTGGATGCCCATCTCCTCAACGGCGCCGCCGAGCTTCTCCAGGTCGCCCTTCAGGTTGTCGGTGCGCCTCGCGGCCTGCTCGGAGGCGAACCCGGAGTCGTTGACCTTGTTGGTCCATTCGGCGATACCGGAGGCGCCCTCGGCGAACAGCACGTTCGCGCCGCGGATCGCGTCCTGTCCGAAGATGATCGCCAACGCGGCCGACCGCTGCTCCTGCGTCAATCCACCGAGCGCCGTCTGCAACTGACCGGCCAGGGCCTCCATGCCGACGAAGTTGCCCTGCGCGTCGAACGCCGAGATCCCGAGGCGCTCCATCTCGCCTCTGGCCTTGCCGAGCGGGTTCGCCAACCGCAGCAGCATCGTCCGAAACGACGTGCCGGCGTCGGAACCGATCAGACCTGCGGAGGCGAACGCGGCCAGGGTGCCGGTGGTCTCCTCGATGGACAGGCCCATCTGCGAGGCGACTAGCCCCGACTGCGCCATGGCCTGCGCCATGTCAGCCACGTCACCCTGCGCCTTGCCGGCGGCGGCGGCGATCAGGTCCGCGATGTGTGGCACATCGGAACCGGCCAGGCCGAACTGGGTCATCGCGCTGGCGGCCACCTCGGCTGCGGTGGCGACCTCGATCTCGCCGGCCGCGGCCAAGTCCAGGGCACCCTTCAGACCGCCGCCGACGATGTCCGACGTCTCGATGCCGGCCTTGCCCAACGCTTCGATGCCGCGGGCCGCATCGGTGGCGCCGAACTTCGTGTCCGCCGCCGCACTCAGCGCCGCCTCCCCCAGCGAGTCGAGTTCTTCCCCGGTTGCCCCGGTGGCGGCGGCCACCGCTGACATGGCCTCGTCGAAGTCGGCGAACACCTTCACCGCTTTGCCGACGGCGAGGCCGGCAAGGGCGGCGCCACCGGCGGCGAGGGCGAACCCGCTGGGCAGGAAGCCGAGGTTCTTGGAGAAGTTGGACAGGCCCTTGTTGGCCTGTGTCGTGCTGGTGCCGACGTTCTTGGCCAGCTTCGACGAGGTGGCTGAGGCGGACAGCATCGCCGCGTTGAACGAGGTCGGGTCGCCGATCAGCCGGAAGGTCAGCGTCTTGTCGGCCACGACACCTCCTCGTCACATATGATTGACACGAGTTGTGGTGGTGCTGGGCCCGAGCCGAGTCTGTACCAGCAGTAAGTGGGGAAGAGAGTGCCGAGCGGCTTCCCTCACCACCACCCAGTCACCACCGACTGATGAACACGCGACCGCCTCTAGTCGATCAGCAGCGTGGACTCGGGTATCGGCCCCAGCGGCTCGTCCCGCGGGCGTGTGTCGATGAGTTCGAGATAGACGCTCGCGGAGTCCGCCTTGATCGCGTTGCGCTCGCGGCAGGCGTAGCAGTCGTGTTCCTCGACCTCGTAGAAGTGGCGCATCTCCGGGTGCCAGGCCCGCCACCTGGGCTGCCCGCAACCGGGGCACAGGCCCCGTTCATAGTTCTCCAACGCCAACGCCAGCCACCGGTCCGACGGCAGCCACGCCGCCTCCCGCACCGTCTGCGATGACACCAACCGCCCGGCGGCGTCGTGGGTGTAGGTGGTCCGCTCGGACAGTGGCCGGCCACGGAACACCGACAGCGGCTGCCCTAGCTTGCGCGTCGCTTTGAGTTCCGCGACGAGCTCGGCTGCCCCCGGATCTGCGAGGCGACGTGCGAGAAAGGGACGTCCACGACCCCGATGTTCACCACTAGGACCGCGTCTTGCAGGACGTCGCGCTGCCCGGCGTTCACCTTGGCGAACAGGCGGCGAGCCTGATCCTCGGTGATCTCCGGTTCGATGACGGAGGCCGCCATCGCCACCGGGGTGAACTCGCCGAGCTTCTCCGGGTCGAGAATCCCCAGCGCGCCGAGCATGTACGGCTTGCGGAGTTCGTCCCACTTCTCGTGCGGCACCTGCTGGAAGTGGAAGGTTACGGTGGCGGCCTTCATCAGCTGTTCGAGGTCGCCGATCTCCTTGGCTAGCCGCTTCCGCTCGCCGTCCTTCGCTGTCGCCATCTGCTGGCGCAGTTCCCGATGTTGGAACTCCAAGTCACCCTTCAGACACAGCGTGACCTTCGTCTCCCGGGGGGTTGCCTCGTCGATGAGTTGCTCGATGTCCAGTTCCGGCATCTCGACCCTTCCGTACCCCGACCATGAAAAAGCAGCGGCAGCCGGAGGGTCGAGACGCCGGCTGCCGCTGGTACTAGAAGCCTCGACCGATCTGTGCGGATACGTCGTTGAGGACGCCGATCATTTCCTTCGCAACGATCGGGCCGCCTTCCTCCATCGGCTTGCGGAACCAGCCCGGGGTGACGTCCTGCAGCACCCACGGCCCGCGGCCGAACACCGGGTGTCTAGCCCGACCTCGGTCAAGTCGCCCTGGGTCCTTGATCGCACTCGGCTTGGCCAAGATCCGTACATCTACAATGCGGCCCGTGCGAGTCTTGGTCGTCATCCGCGTCTTTGAGACCCGCTGACCGAGCCCCCCGCGACGAGGAAGACTCGTCTTGGCGTGGGCCTTCGCTGCTGCTCTCAGTGGCTTTGTCGCCCGGTTGAGACGTTTCGTCATCTCCCGCTTGGCGCCCGTCGCACCCGCCGCACGCAGACGTTGCGACAGGACGAGCAGCTGGTGACCGCCGACAATCTGGACGGTCGAAGCCATTCAGCCGACCTTGCTGAACGCGCTCGCCGCGTTCCAGGTGGCCGTGCCCTCGATCGCCCCGTCTACCGCCTGCGAGATGGAGAAGTCGAAGAACGCCGTGCCGAACCAGTACTGCGCGGGGGTCGTGATGAAGTCCGGGTAGAAGTACATCTTCCGGGCAACCCCATCCACCGCGGCGGTGTAGGTCTGGACAGTGGCGTCGTCGTACCAGAAGTCGAACGACCCCTGCTGGTCGGGCAGACCAGCGACGTACACCTTGCCCACGTCACCGAACGCGGTCACGTCCGCCTTATCCGTCACCGCCTGCAGCGAGTTGGACCGGACGAACGCCACGGGCTCGGCGGTGCCCGCGCTGGTGAGGTTGATGAACACGCGGCCGTTACGGCCATGACGACGAGCCACGATGGTCTCCTATGCGTGGGCGGGTTGACGGTCGAGCAGCCGCAGGAGTGTGGCTGCGTGATTGTGGAACGTGCGGTCGGCGACCGCTTCCCGTGCCTTGCCGGCGAGCGTCTGCCGCTCGTCGTCGTGGGCCAGCCAGTACCGCAACTGCTCGCTGGCGTCCTCTGGACTGGCGAAGGTCGGCAGCATGTCGAGTACCTCGTCACCCTCGCTGCGCGGGTCGCGGAGAAAGAACAGGCCGGTCGCGGCCATCTCCACTTCGCGCGGCGACATCGACCAACCGTCGACCAGGTGCTCGGCCTCGGCTTCGCGGCGGTACAGGTTCAGCCCGACGGTGGCCGACCGGTAGAGCTCGACCGCGTCCTCATTGTCGAAGCACTCGTCCAGGTCGTGGCAGACAAAGCGCCGCAGCGATGAGCCCTCGGGCAGAGCCATCCAGTTGCCAGCCAGATTGACCGTCAGCCCGTCAAAGTCCATCGCCGCGAAGAACTTG